TTAGATCCGTGTCTTCAATGAGTAGAGCATTTCCAGTGCACGGCGCGGTGTCAGGTCGTCCAGGTCGAGCTTGGCCAGTTCGTCCAGCACCGGGTGGGGCAGGCTGGCGAACATATCGCTCTGTTGCGGTACCGCTGGCTTGCCGGGCTTGGTCACCGGGGTCTCATGGGGCAGGCTGGTGGTCTCCAGGCGGCTCAGGTGCTCGCGGGCACGACGGATCACGTCGCCCGGTACGCCGGCCAATTGCGCCACCGCCAGGCCATAGCTCTGGCTCGCCGGGCCGGGCAGCACGTGGTGCAGGAAGACGATCCGCTCATTATGCTCGGTGGCGTTCAGGTGCACGTTCGCCACCAGCGGTTCGCTCTCCGGCAGCACGGTCAGCTCGAAATAGTGGGTGGCGAACAGCGTGTAGGCCCGCAGGTGCGCCAGGCGCTCGGCGGCGGCCCAGGCCAGGGACAGGCCGTCGAAGGTACTGGTGCCACGACCGACCTCGTCCATCAGCACCAGGCTGCGCTCGGTGGCGTTGTGCAGGATGTTGGCGGTTTCGCTCATTTCCACCATGAAGGTCGAACGGCCACCGGCCAGGTCGTCGCTGGAGCCGATCCGGGTGAAGATCCGGTCCACCGGCGACAGCTCGCAACTGGCGGCGGGCACGTAGCTGCCGATGTGAGCCAGCAATACGATCAGTGCGGTCTGGCGCATGTAGGTGGATTTACCGCCCATGTTCGGGCCGGTGATCACCAGCATGCGGGTGTTGTCATCGAGGGCCAGATCGTTGGCGACGAACGGTGTGGTCAGCACCTGCTCGACCACCGGGTGACGCCCCTGGTTCATGCGCATGCACGGTTCGTCGACGAACCGTGGGCAGTTCAGGTCCAGGTTCAGCGCGCGTTCGGCGAGGTTGCTCAGCACATCCAGCTCCGCCAGCGCGGCGGCGGTGTCCTGCAGCGGTGCCAGCTCGCCGATGAGGGTTTCCAGCAGCGCTTCGTAGAGCATTTTCTCCCGGGCCAGCGCGCGGCTCTTGGCGGACAGCGCCTTGTCTTCGAACTCCTTGAGCTCCGGGGTGATGAAGCGTTCGGCACCCTTGAGGGTCTGGCGCCGGATGTAGTCGGCCGGCGCCGATTCGGCCTGCTTGCTCGGCAGTTCGATGAAATAGCCGTGCACGCGGTTGTAGCCGACCTTGAGGTTGGCCAGGCCCGTGCGGGCCTTTTCCCGGGCTTCGAGGTCGATCAGGAACTGTCCGGCGTTTTCGCTGATCGACAGCAGTTCGTCCAGTTCGGCGTCGTAGCCGGTCTTCAGCACGCCGCCGTCGCGGATCACCGCCGGCGGGTTGTCGATGATCGCGCGCTCCAGCAGGATCGCCAGTTCCGGATAGGTACGTGCGGTGGCGGCCAGTTGCTTGAGGTGCGGAGCTTCCAGTTCGAGCATCGCGTCCTGCAGTTGTGGCAGGGCGCCGAGGGCATCGCGCAGGCGCGCCAGGTCGCGGGGACGGGCGTTGCGCAGGCCGATCCGCGCCAGAATCCGCTCGATGTCGCCGATTTCCTTGAGCTGCGGTTGCAGCCGCTCGAAGCGGTAGCCCTCCAGCAGGCAGCCGATGGAGGCCTGGCGCGCGCTGAGGATCTTCAGGTCGCGCAGCGGACGGTTCAGCCAGCGGGTCAGCAGGCGGCTGCCCATGGCGGTCTGGCAACGGTCGACCACCGATTGCAGGGTGTTGTCGCGACCGCCAGCGAGGTTGATGTCCAGCTCCAGGTTGCGGCGGGTGGCGGCATCGAGCACCACGGTGTCGTCCAGGCGTTCATGGCGCAGGCTGCGCAGGTGCGGCAGGGCGGTACGCTGGGTTTCCTTGGCGTAGGCCAGCAGGCAGCCGGCGGCGCCGATGGCCAGAGTCAGGGTTTCGCAGCCGAAGCCCTTGAGGTCCTGTACGGCGAATTGCTGGCAGAGGCTTTTATGTGCCGAGTCGCGCTCGAAATCCCACGGTGCGCGACGGCGGGTGCCACGGCGCTTCTCCGCCGGCAGGCCTTGTGGCCAGTCGTCGGGGATCAGCAGCTCCACCGGATTGATCCGCTCCAGCTCGGCCAGCAGGTTTTCCCAGCCCTTGATCTCCAGCACGCTGAAGTTGCCGCTGGTGATGTCCAGCACCGCCAGGCCGAACAGCCGCTCGTCGCCGAGCACGGCGGCGATCAGGTTGTCGCGGCGCTCGTCGAGCAGGGCTTCGTCACTGATGGTGCCGGGGGTGATGATCCGCACCACCTGGCGTTCCACCGGCCCCTTGCTGGTCGCCGGGTCGCCGATCTGCTCGCAGATCACCACCGATTCACCGAGTTTCACCAGCTTGGCCAGGTAGCCTTCGAGCGAGTGAAACGGAATCCCGCACATCGGAATGGATTGTCCGGCCGACTGCCCGCGAGCGGTCAGGGTGATGTCCAGCAGCTTGGCGGCCTTCTTCGCGTCTTCGTAGAAAATCTCGTAGAAGTCGCCCATGCGGTAGAACATCAGCTGATCGGGATGCTGGTTCTTCAGGCGCCAGTATTGCTGCATCATCGGGGTGTGCGCGGACAGATCGGAAATTGGCTTATTCATCAGTGGGATAGGTGATAGCTTGAAAAATGGATGGGCAAAAATGGGCATTTGCCTTGCGATGGGCGCAAGGTTAACACGGGCGCTTGGCGCTCCGCAGGTATGGCTTTTTGCTGCTGATGCGTCACTTATGCATTAAATATGCAAATTAGCATTTGCTATTCAAGCAAAGCCCAATCAATATGCGCGTTATGCAAATACGCAACGTTTCTACCGTCCTACGAGCACTGCTCGATCGTCACGGGATCTCCCCCACGGAGCTTCACCGGCGTACCGGCGTGCCCCAATCCACCTTGTCGCGCATACTCAGCGGAAAGATCGTCGACCCTTCGGACAAGCACATCTCGAAGATCGCCGAGTATTTCCAGGTGAGTACCGACCAGTTGCGCGGCCGTGCCGATATCGGCGCCGCCCGCGACCCGGAGCAGGGCCCGCTTCACTCTGAACTCAAGGATATAAGCCTGTGGGACGACGACACCCCCGTCGAGGAAGACGAGGTGTCCGTGCCCTTTCTTCGCGAGGTTGAATTGGCTGCTGGATCAGGAAGATTCGTCATCGAGGAAAGCGAGAAGGCCAGCCTGCGCTTCGGCAAGCGCAGCCTGCGCCACAACGGCGTGCAGTTCGACCAGGCCAAGTGCGTGACCGTGCGCGGCAACAGCATGTTGCCCGTGCTGCGCGACGGCGCGACGGTCGGGGTCAACGCCGGCAAGAGCGCCATCGGCGACATCGTCGACGGCGATCTCTACGCGATCAACCACAACGGCCAACTGCGGGTGAAGCAGCTCTATCGCCTGCCCACCGGCATCCGCCTGCGCAGCTTCAACCGCGACGAGCACCCGGATGAGGACTACACCTTCCAGGAGATCCAGGAAGAGCAGATCACCATCCTCGGCCACGTCTTCTGGTGGGGCATGTACGCCCGTTAGTCCCCTCTGATTCAGAAAAAACCCACAGCGATGTGGGTTTTTTTTCGCCCGGAAAAAAGACCAACCCCTTGATCGACGCGGCCTCCATGCGTTTGTGCATTTGGCGTGCAAAAATAAATGCATTTATGCATTGACTGTATATGCATCCATGCATATTCTTTGTCTCAAGCCGGCCGGAAAGGCCAGCCAAGGGCAGCGATGCCAGGGGGTGTCCCCGAAGCTCTTTAGTCGTACCGCTTCAAAGAACAGGCAGCGATGAACCGGCCTTGACGGTTCAGAGGGTTGGCAACTGACCCGGGTGTGCAGCGTAAAGCACCGTAAGCAGTTATCCGGCGGGCAGGGGCCGCGGTCGGAAGAACAATTTGAATCGATCCGTACCGCGCCAGTAGCGCCGAAGGATCGGGCGTCCGAATCGCGTCTCCCTCGCTCGCCCGAAAGGCGTGCGGGGCCGGAGCGGGCGCCGGCATTACCAAAGGGCCTGGCAGATCCGGGCCTTTTGGAATGCCCAGGGAACATGGGCTTCCACGAGAACCTTTCATCTTGAACGACAAGCCAAACCATCAACGGCCAGTGAGTGGCCATTTTCATTAACAGGAGGCGTGACATGACAAGCGAGCAACAAGCGTTGGCGGACATGCCTATCTGGCTGGTCATCGTGCTGGCCGTGATCGGCGGGGTATCCGGCGAAATGTGGCGCGCCGACAAGGAGGGCGCCCGCGGCTGGCCGCTGTTGCGGCGCCTGGCACTGCGTTCCGGCGCCTGCATGGTCTGCGGCGTCTCGACCATCATGCTGCTGTACGCCGCCGGCGTGTCGATCTGGACCGCCGGCGCCTTTGGCTGCCTGACCGCCATGGCTGGCGCGGATGTTGCCATCGGCCTTTACGAGCGCTGGGCGGCCAGGCGTATCGGTGTCGATGAGCCGGTTGTACGCAGCTCTCAATCGGATCAGCCGTGATATCGCAACAGGAACCGCACATGAACCTTATCGATAGCCCGGCAATGCTGTTCTCCTGCATCAAGAACGTGATCAAGGCCGCCTACCCGCAGCTAAGAGTCGGCACCCGTCGCGACTTCGACGGTGTGGTGGTGCCTGCCTGGGTGCTGATCGGCATCGATGGCGACAGTGCTGGCGTTCGTGCCGGCGATGGCCGTCGCGCCCATGATTTCAGCCTGTCGCTACAGACGGTGGTATCCACCCAGGAGATGGATGCGACCTTGTCGGCCTGCAACCTGGCCAGTCAGTTGATCGACCTTGTCATCGATAACCGCTGGGGAGCGGTAGGGCAGTGTGAGTTGCCGACCGCTATCCAGGGCGCGCCTTCGACGCTTGTCGTTGCCGACCAGGTCTATGGCGGCTGGACGATCACCTTCAACCAGACCCTCTACCTGGGCCAGCCCCTGCTGGATGACCCGACCGGTATTCCGAGGTTTGCCCGGAGCTGGGAGGTGACCAATCTCGACGACCCCGATCAATACACGCCGCTTCCCTAGCAAGCGGCGAAGGAGCCCCCGATGTTCGATGCACTGCTACGCATGCAACTGAGCCCGATCATCGAGCGCCTGGCCGAAATGGAAGCGGAAATCGACGACCTGCATCGGCGGGCCGAGAGTTTCTGCCGTATCGGCGTATGCGTCTCGGTGGATGCGCCGAGCAACACCTGCAAGGTCAGCCACGGCGACCTGCTGACCCCGGCGATCCGTTTCTTCAATCCCAGCGCTGGCGAACAGAGCGAGTCGCGTATCCCTTCGGTGGGTGAGCAATGCCTGCTGCTGAACTATGGCGCAGGCGAGGGCGGCAGCCAGTCGGTGGCGTTGTTCGGCATCAACAGTGATCGCTTTCCGCCTGTTGCGGCCACGGCCAACCTGACGCGCCGACTGCACAAGGACGGTACCGAGAGCCGCTACGACGACAGCGCCCATGTCCTCGACTGGAAAAACGGCGGAACCGCCTTCCGCGGTAGCCGTGAAGTCGTCGAGTTGACCCTGGGGCCTGCACGTCTGGCGCTGACCCCGCAGTCCATCGAACTGAAGCTGGGGGCGGTGGGGTTGACCCTTGATGCCGCCGGCGCTCATCTGCTCGGCCCGTTGGTGGATCACCAGGGTCGGGTCATCAGCACCGCATGAGGAGCCCACCTTGATCGGAGTCGACAGAAACAGCGGAGCCACGGTCGACGACTGGCTTCAATTCGTGCAACGCGCCACCCGTGCGCTGACCACGCCCCTGGGGACCCGCCAGAAGCGGCCTTCCTACGGTTCGCAGATTCCCGAGTTGCTGGGGCGGAACCTCGGCGACGACCTGCTGCTGCTGGCCCAGAGCCACGCGGCGCAGGCGTTCTACAACCAGGCCAACGGTATTGGCGACTTCGTCCCGCAGGTCATCGTCGCCAGCCGTCAGGGCGCCGGCTTGCTGCTGCGTTTCGCCGGGACCTGGAAGAACCGTCAACAGACATTCGAGGTAGTCACATGAGCATGCTGATCCCTGGGCAGAACCAACTGGCGGAGCCGGAGATCGTCAATGTCGACGTGTTCGAGGACTTGCTTGCCGAGTTCAAGACCTTTGTCATCGAGTACGTCAGTGCCCGCTCCCCCGACAGTGCGGCCAAGCTGAAAGTCAGCCTTGAGAATGAAAGCGAGTTGCTGACCATGGCCCTCGAGGCCTTCTGCGTGCGCCTGCAGAGCCATGAGCGCAAGTACAACGCCCGCATCAGGCAGATGCTGGCCTGGTGGGCCACCGGCAGCAACCTCGATGCGCGTCTGGCGGACATGGGGCTGGAGCGGCAGTTGCTGGACCCGGGTGACCCGACGGCATTCCCGCCGGTACCCCCCCTCCATGAAAGTGATGACGATGCCCGCCTGCGTTACTACCTGGCGCCCCATGCTCCGGCGGCGGGGTCGCGCATGCAGTATCGTCGTGAGGTGTTCACGCTGGGCGAGCGGCCCACGGTCAAGGTGCAAGGCACTTCACCAGGCGTGGTGGCGGTCACCTACACCTTCGACCCGGATGGCTATGCCGCGCAGGTCAAGGACGGCAACGGTCGGCGTACCGCGCCTGGCGAGGTGATGGTCACCGTGTTGGGACGTAGCGGCGATGGTACGCCGTCGGCCGAATTGCTCGAACGGGTGCGCAGTCATTTCTCCCGGCCCGATGTCAGGCCGGAGACGGATCTGGTGAGCGTCCAGGGCGCCGAGATCAAGGACTACAGGATCCGCGTGGTGGCCAGGATCAATGGTGGACCCGATTCGGGGCTCACCCAACTGGCGGCGGTCCGTCAATTGAAGGCTTATGCCGAGGCCTGCCACCGGCTGGAGGGGCGCGTCGAGCCGAGCTGGATCGACTATACCCTGCACAGTGCCGGCGCGGTGCAGGTCGAGATTCTCGAACCGCGTGAGCCCATCGTCACCACGGCGTTCCAGGCGCCCTATTGCACGGGTGTCGAGGTTGAGGTGTTGACGCTATGACGGAAGAAAAAGCCTCCGCCAGCCTGTTGCCCGCCAACAGCTCGCCCTTGGAAAAGGCCCTCGACCTGGCCTTCGGCGAACTGCTCGAGCGCATCGTCCCGCCTTTTCCCGAACTGATGAATCCGTTGCAGACACCCGTCGGGTTCCTGCCCTATCTGGGTGCGGACCGAGGTGTCAGTGAGTGGGATGCGCAAGCCAGCGAGACCGAAAAACGCCTGACGGTTTCTCTCTCCTGGCAGATCCAGCGCCAGGCTGGTGTACGCAAGGCGTTGAGTCATGCGGTGGAATCGCTGGGCTTCACGCCGAACATCTACGCATGGTACGAGCAGCATCCCCGAGGTACTCCGTACACCTTCGACGTGCAGGCAATCATTGGGCGCACCTGGTCGAGCGGTGATCACAACCGCTTGATTCGCCGTATCAACGCGGCAAAAAGCGAGCGTGACCTGGGCACCATCACCATCGTGCATGAAACCCGTGGGGGCGTGCAGGTCGCTGCTGCTGTCGACAGCCCGCTCAGTGTCCACGACGACAGCCTCGAAGGCGTGTTGCCTGACCTGAGGCTGCGAGCGGCGCTGGGTATCGGCAGTGGCACTCATCAGCCATTCGGCGACGGCGAGCTTTTCCTCAGTGCGGTACTGCCTTGAGTTGATGGGCAGACGCGATCGACGGGGCCGGTGCCCCTTCCTACATACGACAACTTCAAGGCGCAGCCATGACACAAGACATTACGCGCCTGGTTCGCTTCACTTCCGCCGGCCTGGCTGAAGTGCTGCAGGCAAGAAACCAGGGCTTGAAAGGCAGCATCACCCACATTGGCGCCGGGACCGCGCGCTATGACCCGAACGGTAGCGAGACCGCCCTGCGCGACGAGCGTCAGCGGGTGGCGATCATCGACTACGAGGACCTGGGTGCCCAACAACTTCGTATGGCCGCGCTGTTCGATGGCCCTGACGAATATGAAATCGGCGAGTTCGGCTTCTACCTCGCCAGCGGCACCTTGCTGGCGGTGTATTCGGAGGCGGGCACCTTGCTGACCTACAAGGCGGCGGCGGCCCGTGTGCTGCAAAAATTCACGCTGGATATATCCGCTCTTCCACGAAACAGTGTGACGGTAGTTGTCGGGTCTGAAAACCTCAACATCTTGATGGTGGAAGAGTTGGCGACTCTTTCTGCTGCAAGTGTCGATAGTATGGCGCGACAGCTTGGGCTCTTGTTTCGAGTTATGGAAATTGAAAAGCGAGCGGTGTCATCCTGAAAGTTATTCGATTAACATAAGGAAAATATATTTTGAGTACTGAACAGCAAATTGCCTCGTTGGTGAGCGCAGCGAATAATCTGACCAATACGGTTAATAGTAAGATAGGTGATATCGATAATGCTCTGACAGCTGCACGTCAGTCCTATGAACATCAGCTTGATGATCTCAAGAATCGGTTGCCGCGGTTGTTGGCAACCAAGAATTTTATCCTGGCGCCGAATGCAGCGGGAACGATGATTGATGGTTGGGGTGTTCACCAGGATATCACTGTAACCAAATTGCGCAGTATTACAACCACATCCCAGGCGACAGGGAGGCCTGCACCGGATGTTGAATTTCTGCTCAAGGTCCAGGCAGATGTGCGTGAACAGTTCCCCGACTTTGATATCCGTGCATCCGATTATTGGCGGACACCCGCTCATGTCTGGCAGATGAAATGGAGCATTGCTTCCGCCAGCCCCTATCTTGCTTTCCCCTATGCTTCAGACAGTGCCGTTTCCGCTGGTGCTGCAGCCGTGCCACAGAACTCCTACCTGACGATTGGTGCCTTTGTGCGAGTGTTGGAAGGCGGTGTGTCGGGCGCTTGGGCGGTCGGGACAGAGATCGGTAAGTGGCGTTGGTGCTCCTCGATCATCGTTCCTACAAAGATCTTTGGTGTTTACTACCACCTGCATCCTATGCGTACCTCTCCCACTGGCGTTCTTGAAGTCATGCTGGCAGGTGCCTGCACAGGTGTTGTGACGCACCCTGGAGATTGGGGAACAATGTTGGCGATGAGTTCGTAAGGTTAAGGAGTTTTCATGAAGCCCATTTTTCAAACACCTTCTCTTCACCCCATTATCAAATGGGAGTTGATCCGGGAAGCGCGTGATGTTGATCTTGCATCAAGCGACTATGCCTTGATGGCCGATTATCCGTTGGCTGACAGCGAGCGAGTTGCATTGACTGCCTATCGCCAGCATTTGCGTGATATTCCAGACCAGGGAGATAACCCAGACGATATCGTCTGGCCTGAAAAGCCCGTATTCCTGAAGTAATACACCGCCGCGAAAGCGGTTTTTTTTCGCCTGCACACAGCCCCGACCCCGGGGCTTTCGTGTTTTGCGTCTGGAGAAATTCGCAAATGTCCAACCGCCAGAAATACACCGTCATCGTGCCGTTCCCCACCGGGGGCGGGCACTGGTCGAGCGTCGGCCAGGAGCTTGAGCTGCTCGATGTCGAGGCCAGTGCGCTGCGTAGCGCCGGGCGCCTGGAGCTGTCCAGCGTCCTGGCCCAGAACACCCAACCGGCCAAGAAGGCCGCCACCCGGAAGGTAGAATAACCATGGCTGAGGTTTTGAACTTCGAGCACAACGGCATCACCGTCAATGCCACCGAATCGCCGGAGGCCATGGGTGGCCTGGGCGACAACGTCATCGGCCTGGTCGGCACCGCGCCGAACGCCAGCGCCCTGCTGCCGCGCAACACCCCGCTGCGGCTGAACAGCTTCACCACCCAGGCACAGCTGGACCCCACCGGCGCCGAAGCCGGCACCCTGTTCCAGGCGGTGTACCAGATCCTGAAAGTGGTCAAGGTACCGGTCTACGTGGTCATCGTCGAAGAGGGCGCGACCCCAGCCGATACCCTGAACAACGTGATCGGCGGCGAAGATCCGGCCACCGGCCGCAAGCTGGGCCTGGCTGCCCTGGGCAGCGTCCCCGAGGACCTGACCATCATCGGTGCGCCGGGCTTCACCGGCTCCAAGGCCGTTGCCGGCGAGTTCGCCGCCTTCGGCAAGCGCATCAAGGCCCGCGTGGTGCTCGATGGCAAGGATGCCCCGGTCGCCGACCAGGTGGCCTACAGCAAGGAACTGGGCGGTGCCGAGCTGGGCTTCGACCGTTGCCTGCTGGTGCACAACCTGCCGGCCGTCTACTCCAAGGCGGCGAAGAAGAACGTGTTCCTGGCACCGTCGAGCCTGGCCATCGCCGCCTTGGCCAAGGTCAAGCAGTGGGAAAGCCCGGGCAACCAGGTGACCTTCGCCGAGGACGTGTCCCGCGTCGTCGAATACAACATTCTCGACACCTCCACCGAGGGCGACCTGCTCAACCGCTACGGTGTCAGCTACTACGCCCGCACCGTGCTCGGCGGCTTCTCCCTGCTGGGCAACCGCTCGGTCACCGGCAAGTTCATCAGCTACGTCGGCCTGGAGGATGCCATCAGCCGCAAGCTGGTCAAGGCCGGCCAGAAAGCCATGGCGCGCAACCTCACCAAGTCCTTCATGGAACAGGAGGTCAAGCGCATCAACGACTGGCTGCAGACCCTGGTGGCCGACGAAACCATCCCGGGCGGCAGCGTCTACCTGCATCCCGAGCTGAACAGCGTCGAGAAGTACAAGAACGGCACCTGGTTCGTGGTTATCGACTACGGCCGCTACGCCCCGAACGAGCACATGGTTTACCAGCTCAACGCCCGCGATGAAATCATCGAACAGTTCCTGGAGGACGTCCTCTAATGTTTACCAACCGCGTAAGACAGGCCATTGCGGCCACCCTCCAAGGCCTGCCGCTGTCGGCCACCGTGGAAACGTTCAGCCCGCCGAAGATCGAGTTCGAGATGGAGACCATGCAAGGCGGGCGCTTCATCGGCGAGGAGATGGCCAAGAGCGGCAAGCCGCTGACCGCCAAGCTGGAGCTGCAGGGCGCTGGCCCCGAGCTGATGCTGGCACTGGGCGTGACCGTGGGCGAGGACATCCTGCTCAATGTCCGCGAGGCGGGCCAGGACCAGGATGGCAACACCTACTTCGTCTACCACACCGTTGGCGGCAAGCTGAAATCCCTCGAGGAAGGCACCCTGAAAATGGGCGACAAGCCCAAGACCACCCTCGAGTTTTCCTGCCGTACCTACAACCGCCTGGAAAACGGCGTCCCGGTGATCGATGTCGATGTGCGCACGCAGAAGTTCGTGCTCAACGGCGTGGACATCCTGGGCAGTGCACGCCGTGCCGTGCTGATGCCCTGAGCCGCTCTTCGCGGCTTTCCATCGGCTGCCGCGACCCGCTCCATGGCGTCGCAGGCGGCCCCATCCGTCTTCGAGGAGTTCACTACATGTCCTGGATGCCCCCCAAGCATCGCCTGCTGTCACCGATTACCGCCGATGACGGTTCGCAGATCGAGCAGATCCAGCTCAAGCCTTTGTTCTATGCGGCGCAGAAGGAAGCCCTGGCGCGTGCCGGCGAAGATGAAGACGATCAGTTCTTCGAACTGGCCAAGCTCGCGACCGGCCTTTCGGACAAGGTGCTCGACCAGCTCAAGCGTCCGGATTACGTGAGCATCGCCCAGTACGTGCACGACATGTCTACGCGTCCGACGCGTTACTTCCTGGAGCAGGCCGCTGAGCTGCGGGACGCTGACCTGGACAACGGCCCGGACCAGATACCGTTGCTGCAACCTCTGGACCTGGGCGGACGTAGCGTCAGTTCGCTGACCCTGGAGATGCCCGCACTGAGGGCGACCAAGGTCATGAAGACGCTGAAGACGGCCAAGGAACGGGCCGAGTTCATCACCGCCCATTGCACCGGCTTGATGATTCCGGACCTGGCCCATCTCACCGTGCCTGACTGGACCCAGTTGCAGGTGCGTATCGACGATTTTTTAAACAAACCGGCGGCCTTCTTTCAGAGCGCGACATCGAGGTAATCCTCGATATCGTGCCGCTCGTCTACCTGGCGAGCGAGGCGGAGATCCTCGAATGGGACGCCGCGAAGGCGTTGCGCCGCTACGACATAGCGGTGGCACGCCTGGGGTTGAAAGAGGAGTAGCGCCGGATGGCACAAGATAGCATTGCCTGGTTGCCCAACCCCTGGGCCAGGCTCGATCCGTCACTCGGTACCCAGATGGCGCTGTTGACCGCCGAACAACGGCAGTTGCGCACGGCGATCGAGTCGCTGAATACCTCGCTGATCGCCTCCCGTGCGCTACCGGCGCCGACGGCCGCTGCGGGCAAAACCGCATCGGGTGATGAGCGCAAGCCACCACACGTGCTGCAGTCGGCGATCTCGCTGGACACGGCAATGGCCGACCTGGCCGTGGTGATGAAGCTTGAGCGCACCGAGCGTGAAGCCCTGTCGCAAGCCAATCTGAAGATGGCCAGCGAGCGTCCTTTGGCCGCCAGGGGCATCAGCGCCGTGGACCTGGCGAAGGTGGAACGGGGCGCGGTTACGGCGGGTATCGGCAAGGCGCTGGACGATCCCGGCGAGCGGCGCGAAGCCGTGCTGAGTTTTACTCGAGATGCCGCGCTTATGGCCTCGGCGTTTCGTATCGATGCCGAACAGTCCGGCGAACTGATGGCCGGTTGGCGCACCGATTTGAAACTCAATCAGGCTCAGGTGCGGGATCTGGCGGATGCGTCGAGCCTGCTGGCGCAGAAGTTCGGGGTCATGCCGACGGATATCGGCGCGGTCGTTCGCCAAGCGGGTAGCGTCACTGCCGAGGCCGGTTTCTCAGCAGAACAGACGGCGGCGTTTTCGGCCGTGCTTTTGCAGGCCGGCCTGAACAAGGAGCAGGCGACCGGGAGCTTGAAGACACTCGGCGCTGCCCTGGGCCCTCAGGCCTCCCTGGAGCAGCAGGCCGCGTTTGCCGAGCTCGGGTTGGATCGCAACGGGTTGTCCGAGGCGATGAAGCACGATGCGGTGGCTGCGACGGCCTCCCTGCTCGTGGCCCTGGGCAACGTTGCTGCCGACAGGCAGGGCGGTTTGGCCAAAAGCCTGTTCGGCAATGACGAGCAACTGCTTCCGCTGCTTAAGGATCCGGCACCGTTGCAGACGGCGTTTGCCCAGGTTGCCGACAAGGGGCGTTATGCGAGTTCCGTACTGGGGGACAAGAGTGCCCTGAACCAGGCGGCTGAGCAGGGTGGGGATTCCTTGTCGGGCCACTGGAGCCAGTTCTCGGCGAGCCTGGGTCGCTTCTCCACGACGCTGGGCAATGCCTTTGCGCCTGTGGTTGAAGGGGTGTTGGTACCGCTGGGAGAGCTGGTCAACGGCTTGAGTGGATTGGCCGAAAGCATGCCCAAGCTGGCGGTGGCGGCGACTGCCGCCGTCGTTGCCTTGACGGCTGTGGGGCTAAAGGCCCTGGCCGGGGCGATGCTCGCCAATGGTCTGGAGACAGCGGCGGCGGCGATCAATCGGCGTATCGGCAGACAGTTGCGGCCCGAAAGGAAGGGCAAGGGCGGTTCGTCCGGGCAGCGTTCTCGCCGTCCGAACCGACGCAACCGCCGGAGCAAAGGCGGCCCCAAGGTCCGTAATGCCACGATCAGATCCCCGAAGAAACCTCGAAACCAGTCCCAGGGCAAACTCGATATCAAGGTTCAGAAAAAGACGCAGCCCAACCGAAAAGTGGCTCCGCCTCCGGATTCACGGCGTAAGCCGCCGACCGGTCCGGCCAGGGGCACCTCACTGACGCTGGGGTTTGCCGGGACGCGCCCGATCAACACACTCTCACCGACACCCGGTGGGCGCCGCAGGGCCGCAACCCGCTCCTTGCGTGGTCGCCTGCCGGGCCCCCTGCGAGTGATGGATGCCGGCATGCAGGTATTCGACGCGGTACGCGATGGCGATACCAGATCGATGCTCAGCGGCGTTGGCGCGGCCGGTGGCGGTTGGGCCGGCGCCTCTGCCGGTGCGTCGGCGGGCGCTGCTCTCGGCACGCTGATTTTTCCAGGTATCGGCACGGCCATTGGCGGTGCCTTGGGCGGCGTGCTCGGAGGCATAGCCGGCAGCGATCTCGGCTCATGGCTGGGCGACAAGCTGGGTGACAGGATCAGTGCTCCTGGCGACCGCTTGCCGGTGCCGGTGGCGGTCAGCAGTGAGCTGACCACCAAGCCTGCGGACAACCGCCAGGTCACTTTTGCCCCGGTGATCCAGATCAACGGCCTGGACCAGGCCACTGCCCGACAGTTGGCCGATACCGTGATGCAACAAATGCAGGCGCAATTCGTGCCGATGATGTTGGCCGACCCCCTTGCCGCACGGCGCGGTACGGCCCTGACCGATGGAGGTGACTGATGCGACAGCAGATGGCGTTGGGCGATTTCATCTTTGGCCTTTCCAGGGATTTCGCCTACAGCACACTGGTACGCAGTACCGCTGGCGGCTGGGTCGAGCTGGACATCCTGCAGAGCAAACCGAAGTCCAGCCAGACCGGGCCCGGCCTGGAGAGCCTGACCATTACTGGCAAGGCCATGGGTGCCGTCGGCATGGAGCGGCTCGATCAACTGCGGGCCTTGCAGGCCCGTGCCGTGCCCTTGCCGCTGGTCGATGGTATCGGCCGCAATTGGGGGCTCTGGCGAATCGACAGTGTGTCGGAAACCCAGGGTCAGATCATCGACGATGGCACGGCCATGGTCGTCGACTGGACGGTGCAACTGAAGGAGTTCGTCAATGCGTAGGGCACGAAGCCTGGCCGGTGACTCGGTGAATCTGCTGCTGTATCGCGAGCAGGGACGTTGCGATGATGTCATGGAGGAAGCGCTCTGGCGCCTCAATCCATGCCTTGCCGAATACGGTCCGGTACTGCCGGCCGGTGTCTGGGTGACCCTGCCGGAAGTCGAGGCGCGAACCCCGAGTGTCGCGCCGGTATCGACCTGGGATTGAGGAGCCTGCCATGAGCCTGGGATTCACCCCCGAGGTGCAACTGTATGGCGTCAATGCCGCGTTGCTCAACGAACGGCTGATCGATTGGGAATACACCGATGCCGCGGGCATCGAGTCTGACCAACTCAAGCTGACCGTGGATATCGAAGGCCTGACAGGGCTGCCCAGCCTGGGCGGCAAGGTGGGGCTGCGCATCGGCTACCGCGAGTCCGGCCTGGTCGACAAGGGCGAATTCATTGTCACCCGGCGTACGCCCATGCTGTTTCCGTTGCGCCTGATCCTCCTGGCGACCGCGGCACCGTTCAAGGTCGCCGATGAAACCGGCTTCAGGGCTCGCCGCAGTGCCAGCCACGGGCCGACGACCCTGGGTGCGCTGTTTCGGCAACTGACCTCCCGCCACGGTTTCTCGCCGCGGGTGGCACCGGAGCTGGAGGGGATCCGCATCACTCATGTGGACCAGTCCAATGAAACCGACATGGGCTTTCTCACCCGGATCGCCCGCCGTTTCGACGCGGTCACCAAGCCGGTGAACGAATTGTATGTGCTGGCTCGGCGTGGCCAGGTCAAGTCGCTGTCCGGTAAACAGTTGCAGGACGTCGTTCTCTCGGTGACCCGCGACAACCGTCCGGGCGATCCGGCCTTCATTGCCGCCACCCTGGACGACAGCAGCCGTGGCAAGTACCAGGGCTGCCAGACGACCTGGTGGGATGCGGCGGCCGGACGTGAACGTGTGGTCGAGACCGGCATCAAGCCCTTCAAGAAACTTCGCCAGCGCTATCCCTCCGAGGATGAAGCACGGGCGGCCGGCGAAGGCGAGGTGCGGCGCATGGAGCGTGAGGCGCTGAAGTTGCGTATCGACTGCCCCGGTAATCCGGCGCTGGCGGCCGAGGGGCTGGTGTCGCTGGACAGCAGTTGGCCGGACTTCATGCAGGGCCGCTGGTCCATCGACAAGGTGATCGCCAGTGGCAACCGCACCAATAGCTACCGCTGCAGCATTTCCGCCAGTTGCCTGGACCGTTAGCGGGCTCCAGTGCCTTCGTCCGGGGCCACAGGTAACTCGCCCGGCCTGTGTTGTACCTTCCATTCGAATTGGAATCTTCCCATGAACATCACCCCCATCATCACGCAACTGCGTGCTGAATGCCCCAGCCTTGCCCAGCACATTTCCACCGGCCTCGACCTGGACCTGCTGCAAGGCAATACCTCGCTGCCCACCCCGTCAGCCTTCATCACCCTTCGTTGCGATCTGGCCGCCGAGAACACCGCGCAGAACGTCTCCCGGCAGACCGTCCGCGACCGCCTGGAACTGACTCTGGTGCTCGACGCCAGCAACGGCCAGGCCCCTTTCGATCAACTCCACAGCCTGCGCGCCGAACTCTGGCGGGCATTGGTGGGGTTCAAGCCCGACACCTTCTACACGCCGCTCCAATACGGCGGCGGCCGGCTGGTGTCGATCAACGCCACTCGCTTGCTTTATCGCCTGCGTTTCTTCGCCGAGTTCCAACTGGGGCGCAACCACGCCACCGACCCGGCGGAAACCTGGCATGAGCGTGAACTGGACGGCTTGCCGTCCTTTACCGGGGTGACGGTGCGGGTCGATGCCATCGACCCCGCCGACCCCAATCTGCACCGCCCAGGCCCCGACGGGCGCCTGGAGCTGGCCTTTTCAGGAAACGTAAAACCATGACCCAACGCATCACTGTAGTACCGGCCGCCGGCCGTGCCGTACCGGACCCGGAGGCTGGCGACCTGCTCCCGGCCACCGGCCGCGAAGTGGCTGACAGCGCCTGGTGGCGCCGCCGTCAGGCCGATGGCGATATCACCCTTTCCGCCGTGCAAGCGGCACAACCACAGGAAGCCCAATAATGGCTATCGGATTCAGCAACATCCCATCGGACCTGCGTGTTCCGCTGTTCTACGCCGAGATGGACAACTCGGCGGCCAATAGCGCGTCGTCGACCCTGCGTCGACTGATCGTCGCCCAGGTCAACGACAACGCCACCAGCCCGGAAATCGGCAGCCTGGTGCTGGTCTCCAGCGTCGCCCTGGCCAAGAGCATCGGCGGTCAGGGCTCGATGCTCGCCGCCATGTACGACACCTGGCGCAAGGCCGACCCGGTCGGCGAGATCTGGTGCCTGCCATTGCGCAACACCACCGGCGCCATCGCCAAGGCCGACCTGAAACTGACCGGCACCGCCACCGAAAGCGGCGTGCTCAACCTGTATGTCGGTGGTGTCCGTGTGCAGACCGCCGTGGTCAGCGGCCAGACCGCCGCCCAGATCGCCACCACCCTGGCGCTGCAAGTGAACGCTGCCGCCGACCTGCCAGTCAGTGCCGTGGCCACCGATGGCACCGTCACCCTGAGCTGCAAATGGACCGGTGACAGCGGCAACGACATCAGCCTGCAGTTCAACCGCCTGGGCAAGAGCAATGGCGAGGAAACCCCGGCCGGCCTGACCATCGTCAGCGCGAAGATGGCCGGTGGCGCCGGTATCCCGGACCAGGTCGCGGCCCTCGCGGCGCTGGGCGACGAGCCGTTCGAGTTCATCTGCCAGCCCTGGTCCGACGTGGCCTCGCTGAACGCCTGGCAGGCGGCGATGGATGACAGCGTCGGTCGCTGGTCCTGGTCCAAGCAACTGTTTGGTCATGTCTACACCGCCAAGCGTGGCACCGTCGGCACCCTGGTGGCTGCTGGCCAGGCCCGCAACGACCAGCACGTCACCGTGCTGGCGATGGAGCAGGGCGTGCCACAACCCGTCTGGGTCCAGGCCGCCGCACTGGCGGCGCGTACCTCGGTGTTCATCTCGGCCGACGCCAGCCGTCCGACCCAGAGCGGCAGCCTGCCGGGTATCGAGCCGGCCGCGGCCAGCGAGCGTTTCACCCTGACCGAGCGCCAGTCGCTGCTCAGCTACGGTATCGCCACCGCCTATTACGAAGGCGGCTACGTGCGCATCCAGCGGGCGATCACCACCTACCAGAAGAACGCCTACGGTCAGGCGGACAACTCCTACCTGGACAGCGAGACCATGCACCAGTCGGCCTACATCGTGCGCCGCCTGCAAAGCGTGATCACCAGCAAGTACGGCCGCCACAAGCTGGCCGCCGACGGCACCCGCTTCGGCGCCGGCCAGCCGATCGTCACCCCGAGCACCATCCGCGGTGAGCTGATCGCCCAGTACGCCAAGCTCGAACTGGAAGGCCACGTGGAAAACGCCGAACTGTTCGCCGAACACCTGATCGTCGAACGCGACAGCCAGGACCCGAGTCGGGTCAACGTGCTGTTCCCGCCTGACTACGTCAACGGGCTGCGCGTGTTCGCGCTGCTCAACCAGTTCCGTCTGCAGTACGACGCGGCCGCCTGAATCGGATTCTGAGTCGACTGTAAAAACGGAGTCCTGCGAGTGGCCTGTTTCAAGGTGAGAGAACAGGTCGTTTGCATCCTTATCGGCAATTCCAATTTGATAGGTCAAAAAATGACTGTATTGAAGAAGTACCTGCGTCAATGCCTGCTTTCGACAGTTGTCCTGGGAGCGGCAGGCTCCGCTTCCGCCGCCAATCTGCTGGTTAATGGCAGTTTCGAATCGCCGGGCTGCGCGGTCAGTTGCGTGCTGGACACGCCTGAAAAAGCCAACTTCATCACGGGTTGGACAACCTTTCTGTCCGGTGCCGAGTATTTCAACATGGCGGCTTCCATTCCGTACGGCGTCGCTGCCGATGGTGCGGTGATCGTGGACCTGGCCAACTATATCTATCAGAACGGTGGTGGCATCCAGCAGAACTTTGCGACGGTCGTGGGAGCCAGGTACCGGCTGAAGTTCAGTGCCGGTAATGTCGTGTACGGCGGTCGCTCGGGTAGTGGCGTGATTCAGGTCAAGGTGGCTGGTCAGAACGTCACCTTCAACACGCCGGTCGCCACTTCGTCGACCGTGGTATGGGACGTCATTACCTATGACTTCACGGCGACTACGCCGCAAACCACGTTGGCTTTTTCCAACGAACAGAATCCCTACAGCAACTACGCCTTCATCGATAACGTGAGTGTCGAGAGCATTCCATAAGTCTGCCTCGATTCTCACTCGTCAATTCCAGCCCGCCATCGAGCGGGCTTATTTTTTGGAGATACATCATGGGTCAACTGATTGCGGGCACCTGCTACGTCAAAGTGGACGGCGCTCAACTGACCATCAACGGCGGCTGCGAGGCACCGCTGATGGCCGTCAAACGGGAAACGGTGGTACCGGGTTTCTACAAGGAAACCGACATCGCGCCCTCCTTCAAGGTCACCGCGCTGCACACCGCGGACTTCCCGCTCAAGCAACTGATCGCCGGTTCCGACATGACCGTCACCTGCGAGTTCAGCAACGGCAAGGTCTACGTCCTGGCCGGTGCCTACCTGGTCGAGGAGCCGGTCATCAAGGGTGACGACGCGGCCATCGAACTGAAATTCGAAGGCATCAAGGGGACCTGGCAATGAGCGAGCCGATGAAGCTGCAGGTGCCCATCGAAGCCCACGGCGCGACCCTCGACGAACTCACCCTGCGCCGCCCGACAGTGCAGGAAGTGCGGGCGATCAAGGCGCTGCCGTACAAGATCGACAAGAGCGAAGAAGTCAGCCTCGACATGGATGTCGCGGCCAAGTACATCGCGGTCTGCGCCGGCATCCCGCCGTCGTCGGTCAACCAGCTGGACCTGTCCGACCTCAATACCTTGAGCTGGGCGGTGGCCGGTTTTTTCATGAGTGCGGCATCGCAGCCATCGGCGAACTGATTGCGGTCGCCTATGACCTGGCCTGGTTCTGGAAGGTCGACCCCGAACAGATGATGGCAAGGCCACTGGATGTGCTCCGGGAGTCCCTGGAGCACGCGCAACGGATCAATGCGATGCAGCAGGTGGAGTGATGGCCAGAAAAAAACAGTCGTTTTTAAATGCTAAGCAAGCCGAAAGTCTCATCGCAGCGAAGATGGCTGCGATGGGGGAAAAGAAGAATACCGAGGCAAAGGAGACGGGTATTCGTCTCCACGCCAGCAAGCTCAAGAAGGATCTTGAAGAGAGCGGGCTGGACAAGTTGAACCTGAAGGGCGGCGGTTTGCTGACGCCCTTCACCAATGGGCTCAAGGCTGCGATCAAGGAGCAGGATCGGCTGGCCCAGGCGGCAGTGGTGCGTAAGGCGCCGAAGCTGCCCACTGTTCCGAAGGTAGCAGTGCCACCCAGGCCGCTCGTTGCTCACAAGGCCGTCACACACAAGGCTCCGGTGACGCCGAAGGTGCCAAAGGCGGATTTGGAAACGACTTCGCAGCACCTGGCGAAGCTCGAAAAGGCATTCGACAAGATTACGCTGAAAATCGGCCAGGCGCTGTTGCCGGCATTCGATGGCATTGTTACCGCGCTGATTCCCCTGGCAACCAGCTTTGGGCAATTCGTGGCCAACAACCCGGCGTTGGTGCAGGCACTGGCTGCCGGGGCGTTGGCGTTTACGGTAATTACCGGGGCGGCCATCGGTTTGGCGACGGTGATGGGGGTGTTGGCATCGCCCATTGGGTTGGTTGCTGCGGCTGTTGCCGGGGCTGTGGTAATTATCATGTTGGCGTGGAAGCCATTGATGGGCCTGATGAGCGGGTTCTCGGGGCTCATGAGCAAGGCCGTGCTGTGGACCCGTGACAGCTCCAGGGCGATGGGTGCTGGCATATCCAGTGGCTGGAAGAGCGCCAGCGCCAGCACCGGCAAGTTTCTCGACGAACTCAAGACGAAGTCGGCGGCGGCCTGGGCGGATGTCAAAAGCGGCTTTCTCGACAAAGCGGCGGAAATCAGTCAGCGCGTCGGCAAACTGTGGGGTGAACTCAAGACCTGGTTCGCCAGTTTGTCACCACTGGAGTACCTGAAAGGACTCTGGGGCGGTATCAGCAACTACTTTTCAGGACTGTGGAGCGGCGTCGTCGATGGCGTCGTTCAGTTCCTGGCGAGCATCAAGACGACCTTCGATGCCTGGTCACCACTGCTGTACCTGAGTGGGATCTGGGACGGAGTCAGGGGATATTTCGAAGGGCTGTGGAGTGGTGTCCGCGATGGTGTGCTTCAGTTCTGGGACAGTCTGAAGGCAATCTTCGCGGCCTGGTCGCCGGTGACCGTCTTCGAGACGTTCTGGACCGGTTTGACTTCCCTGATGGGTAATCTGACAGGAGGACTGGAAGCCCTGGCGGCGCCGGTACGCCACTTCATGAACACGTTGTTCGGTGGCGATCCCCTGGAGATCCTGAGGGCCAGGTTTGACGCGCTGCCCAAATTCTTCTCCTCCCTGCTGGAAAGGCTGAGGCCCTTCGTCCAGCCGATCAGGGACCTGATCAGCAGTGTGGTAGGGGCAGTCAGCCGCTTCTTTGGCGGTGCTGATGAATCGGCGGGTCATTTCTCGACGACGGACTCTGATGTCACCCGAAGCAGCGCGTTGCTGCCTGGGGGCCTGACGCAGAATGCCAATCTGCTCCTGCGACAAGCCGCCACCAACAACCGCACCCAACTCGAAGGCGGCCTGACCGTGCGTTTCGAAAACGCGCCGCAGGGCCTGCGTGTCGACCAACCCCAGACCAACCAGCCGGGCCTGAGCCTGACGCCTGCCGTCGGCTACCGCTCGCTTTCCCTTGGAGGTGCCTATGGCGACTAACTGGCGGGATCGCCTGTTGCCGGCGTCGTTTCGCGGCGTGCCGTTCTGGGTCGACCAGGCGAAGACCCCGGTCGGCCAGAAAGGCCAGTTGCAT